GCAATACCATTAACAACTATATCCACAAACTTTGGAATAATAGGTACTGGCTTCCAATCTAAATTTAGATAAGATAAATCACCGTTAATAGATAATTCATCTTTATATTTTTTAATGCTTTGTTCGCCTCTAGCATATAACCTAAGGTTATGGTAGTTATCTCTATTAGAGAAATAGCGAGATCCTCCTGAATCTTTTTTGAACCACTCTGACTCAACAGCTTTAGCGATTTGAAGTCCGTAATCTAAACCTCCTTTTTCTGCGTCGCTAACTGCTTGACTCGGAAAAATACCTTTTGGTGATACTCTTGCCATCTATTGTATTATTTTTGAAAAATTTCCATTATTGTTATATTTAGAAAAACTAAAATTAACTTTACTTTTTAATTCTCTTGTTTGATTTGGGGCATATCTATTTTTGTTACATGCCATAACCGCTAAGCCTGAGCTTATCGCCGCATCAAATTTTGTTCTTTTGTTTATATCAAACTTAGCCCAATCGTTTAATGTATTATTAAAATACATATCACCGTAACTGCCATCTTCTTTTTCACCTACATAGTTATTTATATAACTTTCAATTGCAGCAGCATGGGCTTGTCTAATATCTTCACTTGAATTCGGTATACCTCCAATTTCTTTTTCAGTAACCGATAATTTATTCCATATTTTATCGGGCCTATTCATTGAATATCCCCTGTATCCTCTTCTTTTTAAATAATATAGTAGTCTAGGTTTGTTATTTTCTGCAAGTATTGGCATACCATAAAAGTGCAATGCCATTAATATATCTTCAAAAAACATTTCCGCTGTTTGCGGTCTAGCTATATATTCTAAAAAAAACATATTAGCAGGAATTTCTTCCATGCTAAATTTCGTGAGACCGTGTAAAGCGCCTTTAGATCCTTGACCGTCGGTAGTCCCGGATATATCGTAGCTATCGCAGCCAAATGCACCACTATGTTCGTTTCCAGGATATTTAATTCCATTTTTTAATATTACTTTATTTTGTAAATGTACCGGCGGTACCCAGCTGACATTAAATCTTCCATTAGGGTTTGGTATAAATTCAACTTTAGAATCTTTTATACCGCTTTGCCATTGAAAACTACCCTTTGTAACTAAAGCACTGTATTTTGCTTCTTCATTAAAATCAACTTGTTCGTATATTTTAACTAAATTAAATATACTATTTTTAGTTTCATCTCTGAATGCATGCTCCTCTGTACGTGGAAACTGTCTATAAAATTCATTTAAACCGTCTTGATCTCCTTTTAATCCCTCAACTTCATTCTCCCAATGTTCAATAACCCCGACGTCGATATTATCTCCTTGGTTGTCTTTGACAGGCTCCTCCGGTGTGTTAAAGACAGGTATTCCATAAGAATCGATGAATCCTTCGAAATTCCATTCCATAGGTATGAACAAAGAATATAATCCCGAGCGAGTCTGTCCATTTTTATTCCGTTTCGTAACATCTGAATTAGTATATAATTTTTTAAAATTCTCACCTCCTTTGTCAAGAGCATTGCTCGTTGACCCCATCATACACTTACCTATTATTCTCGAACCAAGTCTGAGCGTTGTTTTTGTGACTCGCCAGTTATTGAGAATGTTTTCCGGGCGTTCCCATTTGCCGGCTTCATCATGGACGAGAAGTGCGAGTTTCTCTCCATCATATGAATTGTCCCCGGTATTTTTCCAGTCGATAGTGGTGTCCAATCCAGCGATTTCCTGGGCTCTATCTTTTGATTCGAATCTTTTACGTGTAAATTTCGAAGCGGGTACTCTGTACGCAAGTTCTGTCTTGGGGCGATCCATACCGTCCTGGATGGGTCTGAAAAAGAATGGATAATTGATCGATATTGGTACCACTTTATCAGTGAACATTTTCTTCGCATCGGCTCCAGATTTGGACAATATTCCGTACCGTGCATCGGAAGATATGGTAGCCAAGTTAACTGTCTCTGAGGATGCCATAAACGAAAAACCTGAACGTCTATTCTTGAGATAGCACATTCCGTAACACCTTCTATCTGCTTTACACGCTTCCCAATAAATAAAGAATAATCTATTGGCTTCTCGAAAGTCTGGTCTCCCAACATCAATCTTGGTCCACTGCAAGTACATATAGTGAGTGCCAGTAATATAAGTGGGAACCCCTTTGCTCTTGAACCAATGCCCTTCATCACGTTTAGTAAATTCTTTATCAATATATGCATGCCATCTTTGTTTAAATTCATCTGGATAATCTTTCCAATCAAATATACTCTTGATTGTTTTAAGCTCCTTAGGATACCCGTGCGGAGTCCACTGATCATTTTGAGTATCAACGTTGTTTGATTTTGGCAGTGCTATTTTTAAATTCTGTATGCTATACACCTCCCCTATTTGGCCCGTCTTGGATATAACAATAATGTCATGTTCTTCATTGTACCCGTACTCCCATTTCTTGGATTTATTCAATCTTTTAATAGTAGTAGCCTTAATAGGTTCTATAATCTTATATAAGCTTTGTTCGTACATTATTTAGATCTTCTTTCTGCAAAACCTTTAAAAGTATTATCTATTTCTTCTTTAGGTTTATTTTCAAGTATATCTTTTTCTTCTTCAATTCTAGTTAGTATCTCAAATGCATCGAATATTGCGAGCTTTTTAGTGGCTGCAGCGTTCTTGAGTCTATCGGCTGAGATGTCATCATCAGTTTCAACAATAGGTTCTTTAGCGACTTTAATAAGTTCTTTAACTGCTTCATGCCCAGCTTGGATTATATTCTTTTTCGTTTCCTTGACGTTCATATTTAATAGATATTGAATTAGTTAATACCCTATACATTCTTTCACCGTCTACAATAAATTCGTATTCGCTGCTAGGTGTAAACCCAACTAAATCTTCTTTCTCTATTAAACTGCTAATGTCTTTGTCAACATGCTTTATAATGCCCCTTAGGGCTTGTTCTTTCTCGTTATTTAATATATCAGTAGATTTGATTGGCTTAACAAAACAAAAGCCTTTAGGCGCTTCCCATTTGTTATCTCTTTTGTATAAGTATATTTGATCTGCTCTTACAAAATACAAGTCATCTTTATAATGACTTCGGCTGTTTTTTTCAATACCGTGTTGATTGTACCATCTTCTAAATACGTTGTGATGCAAAATAACTTCATCACCAATCTGTATTTCGGTTTCTTCAGACTTCGGTATTTCTAAAACAATTCCAGTACGACTAACATATCGATGATCAGAGATTTCAGTATTGACTAAAAGCTCTTGACCATCTATATATTTTTTGTTATCGTATCTTTCGTTTTTTGGTTTTATAATAAAATCAAATAAACTTTGCATTAATATTCTAAATTGTACTCCACAGCTATTGCCATGTTTTTATTAAAATCTTTCCACGGTAATACTTCGTTTTTCTTTTTAATGTAAATAGAAAACTTATCGTCACCTTCTACTATATCACATATTGTATGGCCACCATATACTTCTTGGCCTACAGCATAATGCATAGCGTCGTTCTTATAGTCTCTACCTATACTAATTTTTCTTACCAAAGACATTACTATGCTTTCTTTAATACTTCTGGGCCTACGATTTCTTCCCCACCTTCTTCCTCAATAGGCTCATAGTTTCCAGTTTGAATATCAATTTTAATTTTTCCGTACTTTTCTTCTAGCTTAGCTTGCAACTTGTTCAAGTCTTGTTGAACTTCTGCTGCAGCGTGGTTAAGCTGGTGTTTTTGTAATTCTAGGTTTCCAATTTGAGAAGCTGCTTGATTAAGCTTTCCTACAAATCCTTGTAGTTCCTCTAATTGTTCTTGGCTAATTTTGTTTTCTTGGTTTTCCATAATTTTAATCTAATTTTAATTTAACTTAATTTAATTTAATTTACGCCCACGGCATTTCCGAGACGTCTTCGTTTGTTGGTGTTTTTTGTTCGCTAATATTTTTGGTTATAACTTCTTGCATGTGATCAACTGGGTGATTAGCTTGAGCCCAGGAAATAACATCGGCTTCTGTAACGCTAGCCAAAGCGGTAAAGTTTTCAGAGTCTGGTGCGCCAATAGGGCACGCTCCTGAAAATTCTGCAGTGTAAGGATTCCCTTCGGAATCATTTTCACTATCTGTTCCTACGTATTTAAAATTTACGTGTGTAATCACATCCGACAAACCGTCGAGACTGGGTGCTTTTTTCATAGCCGTGATTGCCCATGTGTAAGTAATTGCCATAATTTAGTTTTTAATTGTTTGTGTTATAATTTATTATCACTTGTTTTACTGATTTTCTAAAGTTTCAAGTCTTGACTTCAAGTCATCTATAATAGTTTGTTGCTCTTGTATTGCCTTAGTTAATATAGGAACCATCTTCTCATATGTTATACCATAATGATCTTGTTCAG